GTTTGTTACGGTTTGATTTGTTTTTTCGAAGACACCTATTTTTTCTTCAAGAATATCTAGCATATCAGAATACTCTGTGTCATTTCCAGGCACTCTTCCAAATTGATTTAAATCATAAAAATATTGCTCAAGTATATCTAATTGTGCTTGATTTGCAATAGTATTAAATTCCTGAGGTGTTATATAACCTCGCTGTTCTTTGTTAGTTATAGCTAATACCCTTTGGTATACTGTGTTCACGTTTACTGCCATTATATTTTTGTTATAGGTTAAAGGCCCACAAATGCAGGCCTTTCCCTACAGTTGCTTTACTTTAGTTTCTTTTCAATATTTTGAAATACTCCAATCCCTTCGTCGGTTTTAAAGTACGCTGCTAAAGCTGAATATGGATTTTCATCAAATGGAACTGTTATAAGTTTCGCACCTGTTGATCCCCATAAGAATGTTCTTTGATCATTTGAAAGCTTAATAATGCTAGCTTCGACAGCTTTAATACCAATATTTCTAATATTAATATTTTCATCTTTCGCTAGTTCTAAGAACAATATAGGATTTTTCCTGGCAAATAGTAATGTATCTCTTTTAATCTCTTTAGAGGTCATTTTAGATACCTTATTTCCCATTTCAGACCTTAAAATTGCCTCAGAATGATCAATATCAATTTCACTAGCTATATTTAAAGCAGCAATTTCCATTTCTAAATAACTAATATCATTTTCAGCAATTACCACTGGATTATATTCTTCAAATTTTGATCCATTATCCGGGTGGTGTGCTAGATAAGTTTGTAAAGTTTGTTTTTCTTTTGGAACATATAAATTTCCATCTCTAAAAATAATATGTGTTAATCTTTCTGGGCCACCCATTTCATCTACAAATATTGTTTTTTGGTTATCACAATATTTTATTTCTCTTTCATAGCCTTTTTCAGCATCAAACCACAAACATCCTCTACTTTTTAACATAAATACAATTGGTGATTCACCAGTTGTAAGATTGTAAATTTTATCTTGATATTCTAATTTAGTTTTTTGAGGTTGCTTAACCTCTTTTTTTGGAGGTGTAGATTTTACTACAACCTCATTCACAGGCTTTTCCACCTGCTTAGTTTTATTCGTTTTTTCCATGATATAATATAATTAAATAGTTTAAAAAAATAATAATTACCCCCGTACAAAATACGAGGGTAAAAATTACAATAGTTATTAAGAGTCAAATCTGATAAAGTTGTTAGCAGCTTGAACTACTAGACATCTTTCTGATAGATAGTGAACTTCCATCTTATCATCACCAGATGTAGATGCACCACCTACAGAACCAGTTATCCAAGATTTCATTCTTCTATCATCAGCTTCAGAAGCTCTATACCTTACGTGTAAGAAAGGTCTCCTAACGTTTTTACCTAGCATTTGGTCATACACTGAAGATGTACCAGCTGGAACTAAAAGACCTGATACGCCTCCTACTAAACCTCTTGTAGATTTATCATTAAGATATTTCCAATCAGTTTTGTAGAAGTCATAAGAACCTCTTCTAAATCCACTAAATCCTAAGTTAAGCGCCATTTCAGCTGAATTTTCAAATACACCATAATGAACTCCACCAGCTACATGAGGATTTAATCCCGCTAGTAAGTCATCAACAACTAGATTAGCATCTCTATTTAAGAATAACATATTTTCCTCAATAGATCCTTGCTTATCTAATTCTTTTAGTAAATCATCAAATTCACTTAATACAGCACCTGTATTAAATTGGTTAGTTGCTACAATACCTCTAGAACCAATAGCTGAAAATAATCCTTCAGAACCAGCTGGGATATCCGCTACTGCGGTTGCCGCTGATGATTCTGCTTCAATCATTGTCATTTCTAAATAGTCCTCGAATCTTACTCTTGTATCACCTTCCGCTTTTAAATACCACAGATAACCTGCTTGACCAGCTTCGCCACTTACTTCAACCCACCCAATTTGAGCAGTATCAGAACCAGCAACCTCAAAGTGATCTTTGATAATCATTGGTTTATTAGTAAATGATTTGAAGTTAGGTTCAACAGCTTTCTCCATGTTTGCTGTACCTTTACCGTAATCAGAGCCATAAACGAAGAACTTAATTGCTACAGCAGTATCGCCGCCAGCAAGTGTTGCTAAGTCATCTAAATGCTCTGCACCGTAAGGTCTCAAAGTTAAAGTGTTAGTTGCAGCTTCTGAGCCAACTGTACAGTAAGCTTTAACCACAACAGCACCAGCTGCTCCAGTTACATGCGCTACAACAGTAGCACCTTTTCTTACTGCGTGAGCTTCAGTAGTACCAGAATCAATTCCAGTAATAGCTGTTACAACACCAGTAGTACAATTTACAGTACCATTATATGCTAAGTGTAATCTACCTTGCTCAGACCAAATAATTTGATCAGAAGCCATAGGCATTTCAGCACCTACCATTCTCAAGAAAGAAGAAACAGATCTATTTCCGTATCTTTCAACTTCTTGAGCGTATAATTCAGGTAAATATTGCTGTGACCAGTTAGATCCACCTGAACCATGAAAATTTAAATAGTTAGAAGCCAGTGTTACTTGATTCACACTTGGACTAACTATACTGCCGGCCACTGGGCCGACAAAAGAATTGTCATTTGCCATTTTTCAAAGTTTTAAATTAGTTTTTAATAATTTTTCAATTTTAGTTTAAGTCCCGACAAATCCTGGCCACTAATTACTTTCGCTTTCATTCCCCCAACCTCAACAGTTTGGTGCCCTGTTCTAGGCCCCATGTTAATGTTTTTTGAGGTTTTAACAGATTCTTTTATTGCATCTGATTTACCTTGTTCATAAAAGTGATTTGCAACAGCGTCAGCATTCATCGCAGTAAATAAAGATTTATGATAACCTTGAGCATCGTCCATTTCATTATTTTTGTTTAAGAACTTCTTAGCAAAATTATTGATGTCGCTCTGGGTTTCCTTAACCTCATTTACATTTTTCACATTAAACCTATACTTCTTATCACCGACCTTGTATTCAAAACCTTTGAACTTATCGTTAAAAACTGTATTGGTTTTATTGTTAAACACAGATCTTTGCGATTGTGTTATTTTTTCAGCTTCTTGAGTTTCTTCATTATATCTATTGAAGAAATCCATAGCTTTTTGCTGGTCATTTGTTAATTTTGATCCAGCTTTAATTTCTTTATAATAATTATTTTTTTGTTTTTCAAGATGATTTTTAGCGCCAGCCACCTCTTCTTTAAAAGCTAATTTCTTTCTTTTAATATCTGTAGGATCATCTGTTTCGTCATCCCAAGAATACTTATCATCTAATAAAAAATTAACTTCATCTGGCGATAAGTGTGGTTTTGCTTGTTGATAATATTCACGTAATAAAGTTAAATCTTCATAAGATTCATAATCTTTATTTAATGTAACATAATCCTCTAATGAACCACCTGTTTCATTCATGAATTTAACTAATTCTTGAATATTTTCAGGGTAATCTACCTGTTCTTGTGTTTCAGCTTCCTGTAATACTTCTTTTTGTTCCGGTGTGGGGCCGGTAGCTTCAACGCTTCCATCCACTCCTGTATCGTCAACTGTATCTTCTTCACCAACTATTTCTTCAAGGATGGGGGATTCTTCTGTTTCCCCGCTTTCTTCTGTAATTTTTTCTTCGCCTTGTAGCTGCTTTTGTTCTTGTACGGCATTTTCTTCTGTTTTTGGTTCTTCAGTCACAACTTCTTCAGCTACAACTTCTTCTTGTTTTTCTTCTTGATCAACTGGTGGTTTAGTTAAATCCACCTTGTACATACCAGAGTCTTTATCAAACCCAGCATTTGTTTGTACTACTTCTTCTTTTTCAGCTATAGACTTTTCTTCAACGTCTAAAGCTTTCGCTTTTGTTACTTTTGACATAATATAATATTATATAATTGATTAATAATTACCTAGGATCAAATGCCCCTAAGTCGAAATCCCCGCTCATAATATCGTTTCCTGCGGATTCGAAATTTTTTGGGCCGGTGTTTCCTTTTCTTTGCTCTATCAACTCACTTTGTTGACTTGCTTGTATTTTTGTTCTTTCGTCTTTTCTATCTTCTTTATCAGTTACTTTCGTCTTTTCTATTTTTGTTTTGCCTTCTTGAAGCTGCATGTTCATTTGAAACTCTAGATGCATTAATTCTTTCTTTAAAGCGGCTTCTGCTTGTAGCTTTTGCATTTCAAGTTGTCCTTTAGCCTGTTCTAATTGAATTTTACTTTGCATTAAAGCTTGTTGCTTTTGAACTTCTGCCTGCGCAGCAACTTGCTGTGCTTGAGCATTTGCTTGAGATTGAGCTTGAATGTTTTGTTGTTGAATTAACTGATCTTTTTCTTGCTTCTTTTTCCTTCTTAATTTTAATAATTGATTAGCTAATTTTACATTTTTAATTTCTCTAATATCAATTGCATCTTCTAATTCAATATTATTTTGAGCTATAGCAACTTGGATATTATTCTCAAGTAATTGTTTCTCTTCCTCATCAGGTGCTAATTCTATAAATATACCAAAATCATATAAAT